AGACAAGTCTTATCCACAACCCCCTTGGTGGTCATCACTGTAAGGGTCTTGCGGGGGTTCTGTCCTCGTCCGTGTAGGTGGCGTTGAGACTCCTCACTTACCTCGTCAATCCAAAGCCACAGGTCTTCCTCACCGAGACCCCTGTCGGGGGCACCCTGCAACACAACCCCCTTTTTCTTGTCCACCACATAGAGGCCGTATCTGGATGCCATGACTTGTCTCCCATCAGGAGTGATCTCGCGATCCAGCATAAGAGCGGGTCGCCGCACGAGATAGTTTGGCCACTTCTCGTACCACTTCTTGTAGAACTCGGACTTGGGCATGACCCGAACTGTCTCGTCGGGGTCAGGGATATTGGGGTCAGCAACGTAGACGTTTAGGTCATCATCCACATCGAACACCACGCTCGCGTGGCTCCACTCCCGATCCTCGGGATTCCACGCGATCATCACGGGCTTGCCCGCGTCAGTCCATTCTTTCAACTGCTGCACAGTGGAGGGGGTGGTGAGAGTGGCCCGAACTCCGTAGTGTTGGGCACAAGCCAGAGCCTGCTCCCATGAGGCACCCTTCATGGGTCTTGCACCCATGACCTTGTTGACCTCATCCTCGTCAACGTCATGCCCCAAAGCCTGCAAACACATCATCATAGAGGTGCTCATGCAGGTGTACTGGGTCCGTTGACGGACAGGAGTGAGATCAGCTTTGGCTGTGCGGCTACCCATCAGTTCCTCACCGCTCCAGCAAAACACGAGCTATGGCAGCCCGACGCTGGGCCGGGGTCAAAGAGTGGGCCGACTTGTGGAAACTCTCCAGAGTCTCCGCCAGATTCAAGGCACGCAAAAGCGAAGTGTCCTTCTTGGACCGCTCCTTCTTCTTGCGAAGTTTCTTGATCTCCCCTTCAATCTTGCTCTCGGGGATGTCTTCATCCTCCGGCACCTTAAAGAACTTATGAAGCCTACCGGGACGCTTGATGGCATCCTGAATCCAGTTGGCGGCTACCCGAGAAGCAGAAGCGGTCTTAGAGGAAACCTCCGTCCCCTTCACCTTGACCAGACCCTTCTTTTGGAGGGCTTCAACAGCCGACATGATCTTGGCGAAATGAACTCCGCGCAAGGAAGGGATGGCGGCCATGTCTGTCATCTCGACACCATGACCATGGGAGGCCCCCGACAGATAGGCCATGATGGCTTCTTGAGCCTTGCCTCTGGGGGCCGCAGCGTTGCGGGATGCTTTCGACACAATAGCTCCTTTACGGCTTAGTGAGAGCCTCAACACCTCGTGGGTTCCCATAGAAGACATACCGGACCCAACGAGAAAAGGCCTCCCCACAAGGGAAGGCCTCTCCAGAGACAAAGCGACACCCCCCGAGGGAGGTGCCTCCCTGCTGGTTTAGATTGTGCTACGCAGATTGAACGTGATCACGATGTAGAGCAGTGGGAAGACCGGCTGGTAGAAAGCCTCCACCTCTGCAACCGTCGGATCATCGGGCGACACGTTGGCGGTGATGCCCGTGAACCCTGCGATGATAGCCGAAGCCACCAAGCCCTTCAGAGTGTTGGCCAACTGGCCTTCAATCTGGGAGGTGACGTTAGCCATGAACTTCATGCCGATGAAGCGGTCCAACGTAGCGCGAGACTGTCGCTGGACTTCATCTGCAATCGTGATGACTGTCGGAGTCTTGGTGAGGACATTGGACATATCCGTGGTCAGACCATGCCGACACTCGATAATCGACTGTCGCTGATCCATGACGGTGATGCCCTTGGTAGCCAACTGGTTCTGTTGGACGGCATCCAACTTCCGAGCAAGCTCGTCAAAGCCAACCAAGCGTCCACGGGTCCACGGAGTAGCAACGTCGATGGTGGGGGATGACCGAGTCCCAGCCCATGCAGCCGCCACATAAGTGCCGTCCACAAGGTAAGTGTCGGTCGTCCCGTCAGACCGCGAAAGGCTCAACGTAGCGATGTCCGGGTAGAGCAAGCGGAAACGACTCCGGCCCACAGCCTGTGCGATGGTACCGGCCTCATTCGGCTGGATTCCCGCAGCCAGACCACAGATAGCGGTGCGCTCGGCGCGGTAGCGGATACTCGACTGAATGTCGCAGGACCGAGCAAGGTACTGGAACATCGTCAGCGAATCGCCCTTCAACGGGATCAGCATATCGGGGTATGCACCACCCGGAGTCGGCCCTTCCACTGCATCAATCGCAGCCATGTAGGCATCGGTGCTCGCAGTGTCGAAGACCCCATCACCGTCGGTGTCTGTGTCCTTCTCCACCTGCTTGATAGCCAACACAATGGCACCATTCAGGATCGCCAGATAACCAGCCAAAGAAACGGGGTTAATGGGGCTAATGCTCCCATAAGCCGCCTCGATTGCAGCCACCTTGGTGTAGAGGGCAGTGGAGTAGTCCTGCTTCGCGTAGGTGTAGGAAGCATAGTAGAGGTCTCCCACCGCAGGTTGCTGGCCACCCTTTTCGTAGGTAGCCACTTCTCCCGTGTCCCCGACATCCACCCCAGAGGTGTTGGAGACAATAAGCTCCACACCGGGGAGGGTGTTGACAGGAAGGTTGGAGTCCGTCGTGACTTCCGAGCGAACCCGGAAAGTAACCGTGCTCGTAGCACCCACGGGGTAGCTGCCCCCACCAGCGCGAGGAAGGATAGTGAAAGTCAGACCGGTGATGAGGTCACGGTACGTCTGACCAACCTCTCCGTCCTGACCCAGACCGGTACCGCTCAAGATCGAGTTATTCGCCGTTCCGGAACCTGCCACCAGATCCGTGGACGACACGAAGAACCCGTCAACAGCGGCTTCACCGATGTTCCCGTCACCAGCCGCGATGCCCATTCCGACACCCGGAAGGGTAGCGGAGTCAGCAGCAGCAGCTTCCACGAGGACCGAGGAGAGTGTTCCCACCCCGCCTGTCCCTCGGCTCTGGACGAAGAGATAGTCAGCCCCGACACCGTCGTTCTCGGTCTTAGCAAGACCGACAGTGTTGTAGTTAGTGTCGGCCATAAGAGCCGAAACCAAACGCTCCACCGCAAGGGTGTCGCGATACACTTCACCGCCACCGGCACTGAAGCCAAGATCTTGGTTCGCGTTGCCAGTTCCAATCGAGATGCTGGAAGAAGAAGTCACCGAGCTTCCTCGCAAACGGAACCCAATACCCTCTTGGCGGATCATATCAGCGGCGAGGACCGCAGCCGCACTGGCGGCGACTCCCGCTGCGGCCATCCGCACTGCGATCTGATTGATGATGGTGTTCGCCGTTCCTGCCGGACCCAGAGGGACATCCGATCCGGTAGTAACCACACCGGCAGCCGCATCCGTAAAGAGCACAGTAACTGACGACCCTTCAAAGTTGAAGCTGAAAGTGTTGTTCTGGGGATCAACCTGACCGGGACCAACAAAGGTGACCACCGGCTGATCGCTCGCCGCTTGGCCGTCCGAAGTATTCATGGACCCAGCGATGGTGGGAGCCATCATCGCTGCGCGGATACCCGCCCATCCAGCCTCGTTAGCAACGAGACCGGCCTGCGATGCACCGGTTCCACCCATGCACTTGATGTCACACTGGTCGAGAACGGACTGACCATCCATGTTCCCAGCCTGTCCCGGAGTCAACCGGCTACGAAGAATGAGGCGATCATAAGCCTTCTCACCCGTAGTAGCTCCAGTGTTGGAGAAAGTGCTCGCGACATTGATGTTCTCAAGTCGAGCCTGTCCTCCGCCAGCCGCAGCACCCGTATCAATCCCGATAAGGACCGCGAGGTCGTTGCCCGGGGCGGCATCTTCCACGAACTCGATGCGGCCCCATGCCGTATCGTCGGGATGCTGCTTCAGAGCGAAAACAATCTGACTGTCGGAGTTGGCAGTGACCAGAATCTCCAAATGATCGTTGTCTCCATAGGCGGCGGCGACCGCCGTATCCACAACGGTCTGCATGGCCGCCGCCAAGGCGGTAGCACTCGGGTAAGTGTTCGCAGGGGTCGCAAATGGCCCCATCGTCTGCGTCGTCGCTGCGCTGCTCCCCGTGTAGGTGATCGTCAAGTTGGAGAACTGGGTTCCCGCCGTGCCGATGTCTACTGCGGAGAGCAGACGGGTTGAACCGTGCATCTGTGGAATGGTATCGGGGTTGTAAACAAAATAGGCGTCCGTGGCAACCGGAATACCACTCCACGCCGCCACATTAGCGATCTTCGTTGTCCCGTTGTACGCGGTGATGGTTCGCTTGTCGCCGTCAGCCAGACCAGCCGTGACCTTGATTTCCCATCCGACGTAGTAGTCGTCTTGGTCGGAAGCATCAGCAGCCAAGGTGATGGTAGACCCAGCGCCAGCCTGTGCTGCGCCGTGCTCACCAGTGATGGCACGGTTGATCGCCTCGGCGTAGTCCGTGATGTCCTGCGCTGCACCAGCATTAGCTACTGCGAGGATTCCACTCAAACCGTCGATCTCAAAGTTGAGATCGTTGTTCGTGGAATCAATGACGTAAGTGAGACCGCCAGACGCTGCGGTGTACTCGACCTCATCACCAACCATTGTGGCGAAGAAGCCAGTAGAGTTGCCTGTGGGATCAGAGAGGTCAGTAGTGACGGCTCCGAGGTTATCCACATTGATGGTGAGGTTATCGCTCGCTCCTGTGACCGGGTAGTAAGGGCCAGAACCGGGGAAAGCGTATTTCGCCAGTGTGGCATCCTGCGCTGCGAAGGTGACGGTAACGTCTTCCTCGACAGCCCCCGTGAACAGAGCCTGCTCGGCAGCCGACAGAGTAGAGAGGGGAGCCTCAAAGCGCACATCTGGGGTGCGCTCGGAGCCGCTCGGGAACTCCACAGTCACGGTAGCGAGGGCTGCACCCTTACTACTAAACTGCGGAGTCAAGAGAGCGGTTCCTGTCTCGTTGGCAATCGTGTAAGTACCCACACCACTTCCGCCCGCCGAAGCACAAGCGATGCTGTACTCCTGATCGACCAGAGTGTTGTAGTAGAAGGTCGCGTAGACGGTCGCGCCCACAGGCACTTCCTCGACCAACGTGATGTTGCTCGTGTCAGCGTCCACTTCGGAGACTTCAACACGACCCCGAGCCAAAGCATCAGAGGGGGAGTATCCCCAGTAAGCATAAACGAGGTCCGGGCGATCCGTAGGCAGATCCAGACGACCGTTGGCTACGGCTGCATAGGTAGCGGCACCCAGCGGGGTGTCGCGACCGTTACCCGTCGTGGGCTGAAGGGGCAGATGGAAGACCTTGCGACTGTCCTCCAGCGGGCTGTCCGAAGTCACCCCTGTGCAGGCCGTGAGGTAGGAGCGAGTGTCCACCAAAGTGGCACCGATCTGGGTGCCATCAAAGAAAGCAGAGCCGGTAGTGTGTTCCCCAGAGGACACGATGACAGCGGTACCCCAAAGGATCTTGTCGTCCTTGAGCACGAAGTCTGCGCCCTGAATGTAGTCGTTACGGTCTGGAGTGATTCCGCACTGGGTTACCTGCAAGACGCCCCGGTGTTGGAGATAATCAAACGTGTCCTGCCACGAGTTGAAATAGTACTGGCAGGTGACTGCTTCGCCGACGGCCGGAGCCACGGCCAAAGTCACCGCCCCGCTCGCGCCGTCAACGGCCAGAGGGATAACCTGCGTACCAGCAACCTTCACGGTCACATCGGCAGGGTCGGTAGTGGTGACACCACCATTAGAGCCGTCCACGATAGGGCGCTGGAAAGTGTAGAACACCTTGTTGCGAGCGGTGTCGTCCCCAGCCGTCAGACCCAAGCGGGTGTTGGCGGTTCCGCTTCCGACAACGATGTCGGAGTCAGCCGTGAGGTGGACGACAATGTCGCCGAAGTTGTTTTCAGCGGTCCCTGCCACAAGGCTGGTTCCGGTAGCAGCGGAGTTGATGAAGGCCGCAATCTGGGCTGCGCTCCACCCTCCCGCACTGGGGGAAATGGTCACATCGACGGTGTCGGTTGAGTCCACCGTGAAAGAGAGGGTGTCGTCCACGCCCTCCTCAATGATGTAAGCCTCGCCCACCTGCCCGTAGATCTGGGGGCCGACCGCGCTCACCTGCTCCGACAACGTATCGGTGATCAGGGTGTCGGTGCGGTTAAAGAAGTAAGTGACCTTGACCTCGTCCGTCAAAGCGGGCGAGACCGAAAGAGTGAGAACACCCTTGGCTCCGTCAATGGCAAGAACCACTACCGGCTGGCTGTTCACAGTCACGCTGACCGAAGAAGCATCCGTAGCCGTCGTTCCAGTACCGTTACCGGAGACGATGGGGTAGTGCTTCACCTGAAGACGGTTGAGAACCCCGTCGAAGGCCCCACGAGTAACGGCACCCACCGCGCTGATGCTGACCACAGCCCGGCCTGTCTCATCTTCCTGAACAATGCGCTGGTCCACCGACGAGGATGACCCCCGCACGATCTCCAGCGCGTCCTGCACCAGAATCTCCGAGCCGGTCCCCATAATGAGAGGGAGCCGAAGCGAAGCAGCCAGACCCGAGAGAGGGTTTTCAAAGAGAGTTTCAGTGTAGACGCCGGGAGGGGCGTAGACGGAGCCGGGAAAAGCCATGGTTTACCTCGTGATGTGTGTCTCGGCCTATTGCCGAGTGGGTACAAGCGCAGATGTTTTCATCAAGCCCACGGAGGGGTTGTATACCCCCTCCCCCGATATAGGCCGCCTACCGAAC